TTCTTCAAGCTCACCATGGACGACACCGTCCGGGAGAAGCTCGGGGCTAAGGTCGGTGAAGTTGAGAAGGCCCTGTCCCAAGCTGAACGTGCAGTGGTACGGGACATCGAGACAAGCCAATACCGTCCTGCGGTCTTCGTCGCCCTCAAGCACCTTCTGGTGGCGGGCAACGTCCTGACCTATGACGATGACAAGACGCGGTCCCTGAGAGTCTTTCCGCTGACCCAGTATGTGGTCGATAGGGATAGCTCTGGGCATGTCATGAAGATCATCGTCCGGGAAGTCATCAGCCCCGAGGCGCTCCCTGAAGGGGTCCGTGAGGAAGTCCAAAGCCTCATCCCTGAGAAGCATGACAGCAGTTCGATCCAAGAGGTCGAGTTGTTTACTGCGATCTACCGAGATGACGACAAGTGCCATCAGTGGCAGGAAGTCATGGGCGTCGAGATTCCTGACAGCCGAGGTGTTTACCCTGTTGATCGTTGCCCGTGGACTGCCCAGCGACTGATCATCGTCGAGGGTGAGGACTATGGCCGTGGGTACGTTGAGGAGTTCTACGGGGACCTGAAGTCCCTTGAGGTCCTCCAGCGGTCCATGGTGCAGGCAGCAGCCGCAGCCTCCAAGCTGATCTATCTGGTCAACCCTAACGGGGTCACTGACCTCGATGACCTTGCGAGTGCTGAGGGTGGCGATGTCTTCCCCGGAACAGAGCAGGATGTCCATGTCGTCCAGACGAACAAGGGTGGAGACTTCAATACCGTTGAGGTTCGCATCCAGAAGCTGACTGAGCAACTGTCGTTCGCCTTCCTTCTGAACTCGGCAATTCAGCGCCAAGCAGAACGGGTGACTGCGGCTGAGATTCAGTACATGGCGAATGAGCTTGAGTCGGCCCTCGGGGGCATCTACTCAAGTCTGTCGCAGGAGTTCCAGCTTCCCCTTGTGCGCTCCCGTATGGCCTCCATGCAGCGCCGTGGTCTCCTTCCCAACATCCCCGAGAAGCTCGTTAAGCCGATGGTCACCACTGGCGTGGACGCTATTGGTCGCGGCAATGACTTTGAGAAGCTCCGGTCCTATATCGGGTTCCTTGCTGAGTCCCTTGGTCCGCAGAAGGTCGCAGAGATTCTGGACGCTTCTGAGGTCGCCAAGCGCGCAGCAGCCGCTATGGGCATCAATGAGGATGGCCTTGTCAAGACGCCTGAGCAACTGCAACAAGAGCAGCAGATGCAGATGCAGGCAATGATGGCCCAGCAGGCAGTTGGACCTATGGCAGGCGCAGCAGCGCAGGCAGCGGTCCAGCCAGAGCAGCCACCACCACAGTAACTGAATGAACCCCCGGCCCGAGTGGTCGGGGTCCCTTAGGAGGATTTATGGCAGTTGAGAAACCCACCCCCAACAGTAAAGACGCTGAGATCGCAGCTTTGAAAGAAGAACTTGAAGCTCTGAAAGCAGCCGCAGTAATTCCCGCTACCCCTGTGGACGGTTCGGTCCATGGTGTCGAGTCGAAGGTCAAAGAGCGCGTGACGCTACCTGATGGCTCCATTCGTCTGGACTACTGAACATGACGCAAGAAGTAACCCAACAACAAGAAACCCTTCAGCCGGGATCACCGGAACACGATGCGGCTATGGTCGCCAAGTACGATGGGCAGAACCAGCCTGAACCCGTACCTAGCGAGCCTGCACCGACACCGGAACCGGAACCCCTTCTGGCTGGAAAGTACAAGACAGCCGCTGACCTTGAGAAGGCATACAAGGCTTTAGAAGCCCGTCTGGGCGCTCCCAAGGAAGAGGCAGCACCTACCCCCGCTCCAACCGCAGAGAAGCCCGTTGACGCCCCTGTAGAGGCTCCTAAAGGCATTGACTACTCCAAGGTGGGCGATGAGGTTTCCTCGACTGGCGACATCACCCCGGAGACCCGTGCAGCCCTGAAGGCCGCTGGTGTCCCTGACGATGCCATAAACATGATGGTGCGTGGGGTGCAGGCGCAGGCCAATGAGGTTCGCAGTCAGGTCTTTGAGATCACAGGCGGCGAGGAGAACTTCAAGACCATGCGTGACTGGGCTGAAGTGAACCTTTCGGACTCCGAGAAGAACTTCCTCGATGCTCAGTCAAAGGCTGGACTGGAATCCGCGAAGATGGCCGTGCAGACCCTCAAGATGCGCTATGAGGCCTCTGTGGGTCGCCCCGGCAATCTGGTGCAAGGAAACAAGTCTGTGTCTTCTGTCGGCTATGACAGCAAGTTCCAGATGATGCAGGACATGAGGGACCCGCAGTACGCCAAGAATCCCGCCTTCCGAGCGAAGGTCGAGGCTCGCTTGGCAGCTACAACGGCCTTCTGAGGGAATGGCTTTTCGGTGTGCCACCCCTCCTAAAAACACCGACCCCGTTGCTCTACGGGGAAACTTCACCCAAGCCCGCTGTTGAAATGGCCACGGCATCACGTTCCTCAAGGATCGGTGAAGTTTCCCGGTAGAGACACATTCACTACCACCCCCATTCTCCAAAGCCAAAGCGAAGTAGCTGGCCCGATGCGTCGGACACCCTGCAAGCGGTAGCAACGGACGGCGAGAAGGGAACTCCTCACATTTCCCTAACTCTCTTGAAAGACCTCTAACACCATGAGTAACGCTACCCCGGCAATGTTCGGCGCGATCAACTCGTCAGGCGATCGCAACGCACTCTTCCTTAAAGTCTTTGGCGGCGAAGTGATGACCGCCTTTGAAGAATCCAACGTCTTCCTCGACAAGACGATGGTTCGCTCGATCTCCTCGGGCAAGTCCGCACAGTTCCCGGCAACGTGGAAAGTTGTTGCTGGATACCACACTCCCGGCACTCAGATTCTGGGTCAGAACACCAACGTCAATGAGCGGATCATCAACATCGATGACCTGCTGGTGTCGAGCGTGTTCCTCGCCAACATCGACGAAGCCAAGTCGCACTACGATGTGCGTTCGGTGTACTCGCAGGAAGTCGGTCGCGCTCTGGCTCGTACCCTCGACCGCAACCTCGCACAACTCCTGTGCCTCGCTGCTCGCGCCTCGGCAACCGTTCAAGGTGGCTTTGGTGGCTCGGTGCTGGTCAACGCTTCGTATGGCTCTGACGGCGCTGTGCTGGCCTCAGGCGTGTTCGCTGCTGCTCAAGCCTTCGATGAGAAGGATGTGCCGATGGATGACCGCTACTGCGCGATTCGTCCGGCTCAGTTCTACCTGCTGGCTCAGACCACTAACGTCCTGAACAAGGACTGGGGTGGCGCTGGTGCTTACGCTGACGGCACGGTTCTGAAGGTCGGTGGCGTTTCGATCATCAAGTCGAACAACCTGCCCCAGTACGTTGTTGCTGACGGCATGACCCAGTATCGCGGTGACTTCACCAACAGCCGTGGCGTGGTCTTCCACAAGTCGTCGGTTGGCACTGTGAAGCTGATGGACGTTGCTACCGAATCGCAGTACCAGATCGAGCGTCAGGGCACTCTGGTGGTCGCTAAGTACGCACTCGGCTCGGACATCCTGCGCCCGGAAGCTGCTGTCGAACTCCGCATCGCTTGAGCCATCTTAACTAAAGGAAAGACACAATGTCTCTCGGTACTGAAAGCGCACTCTTTAGTGCATCTCTGGCAGCTAACGGCAGCACGGCTGCTTTGGTTCTGCCCTCAAGCGGCCTGAACTTGGTTGAGGTTTACCTCGGCACAGGCGCTACCTTTGGCTCGGGCACGATCACCGTGCAGTCGCTGCTGCCTGACGGTTCGACTTGGGCCACCAGCCCTCTGGGTACTGCTACGTTTACCTCGGGTACGGCTAACAGCTTCGTTAACCGCTTCCTCGTGTACGGCCCGCAGGTTCGCTTCACGCTGGCTGGTGCTACCTCGCCTTCGCTGGATATCCGTGCTGTTGCTAAGGAAGTCCGTGAGCCGCGTGCCACGACCGCCTCGGCTCCTAACAGCCCGTCTATCGGCGCTCCGGCAATCTTCTCGTTCACCGCCAACGCCACCTCGGCAACCATCCTCGATCCGATGACCGAGCAGCATCTGGTTACTGACGTTGCTGTGGCAGCTTCTGGCACGTTCGGTTCCGGGACTCTGACCCTTCAGACCAGCCCGGACGGTGGTACTACTTGGTTCGCCATTGGTACTGCTATCACTGCCGCAGGCTTCATCACTGTCGGTTCGCCGCTGGTTATCCCCGGCTCGGTTACCTCGGGTACTCAGCGTCTGTACCGTCTGGTGCTGACTGGTGCAACCTCACCCACGATCACCGCTCGCGTGATCCTGTAAGGAAACACAATGGCTCTTACCTCCGTTGCTTTTACTGGTCGCATTCAGGGCCAGACCTCGGGCGGGACGGCCATTACCACGCTCAACCCCGTGTACATCTACGGTGATAACACCCTGACGTACACGGACGCTGCTGGCGTGGTTCGGAACATTCCCATCACCAAAGAGATTGGTCCGCTTATCGACGCAATCTTCAAGGGAACTAACGGATATAACACAGGCCGCTTCAACAACAAGCCTGTGCTGACCGTTAATGGTTCCGGTGGACGCACCGACTCCTGATATCACCAGCCCCCTTTAGCCTCGCTCCTCGCTTGGATAGAGGGGGTTTTTCTTCTAATAGGATTTCCATGGCAGAGCTTTCTACAGGCCTCGTTCCGTTGACAGAGCTTGAGGCGGTCAATGGTTTACTCGCGTTGATTGGTGAAGCTCCTGTCTCCACCATCACCGACACTGGACTTGCTGACGTTAACCTCGCAACCCAGATGCTCAGGAACAATTCCAGATCAGTCCAGACACGGGGCTGGTCCTTCAACGTGGACACCGAGTACACGATCACTCGGGACACCAGCAACTTCATCAACATTCCCTCCAATGCCCTTGTGGTGGCCCCTACAAACTGGACAGGTGTCCGTGCGGTTCAGCGCGGAAGCAAGATGTGGGACTTGGAGAACAAGACCTTCGTATTCAGCAACGACTTACTGGTGGACATTGTATGGTTCCAGCCATTCAACGAACTCCCTGACCACGCCCGTCAGTACATCTATGCCTCAGCAGGGTTCGACTTTGCGAAATCGCAAATGGCTGCGCCAACGATCGTTCAGTCGGCTAATCAAGAAATGGTCGAATCCCGTTCGCTATTCAAGCAGGTAGAGCGCCGGATCGCTCACCCGAATGTCTACCGCGATTCCTTCACCACCAGCCTCGACTTGTACAGGGGGGTGGATTACATCTACATCCCCGGACGCTAACCTATGCCGATCACACAAACACTCCCGCTACCTCTGGACGGCGTGTCGCAACAGCCTGATGAGATTCGTGCGCCTACTACTGCTGTCATTGTTGACAACATGGATGTCACCCAGATTCGTGGGATGACTACCCGTCCGGGCACTAAGCACATCGCGACTTTGTCGGGCCTGTCCCTCGCAACATGGGGCAGTGCCAAGACTCACTTCATCGACCGTAGTGAAAAAGAAAAGTACATGGTCCTGATGAACGGGGCTGGCGGGATTGTTGTGGTCAACCTTGTAGCTGGTGGACCTTACGGGTACACGGCAGGTCAAGTCATTACCCCCACCATTCAGTACGCTGACGGTTCCGCATATTCAGGAACGCCTACCTACTTGACCGCTGCGGACCCACAGTCCTTCAGGCTCATCACGGTCGGTGACCACACCTACATCTGCAACAAGGAAGTGCTGGTCCTTTCCAACGGCACTCTGGACACCTCGGTGGACGCCTTCACCTATGACTACACGAAGCAGTCGGTGACGGCCATTACATCCCCCGCAGCGTCCACCCTGTACAAGATCGAAGGTCTTTCACCTGACGGTTCTGGCGCTCAATACTTTAAGGCAGGCACTGGCAATCAGATCATCGAGACACACAACAAATCCACCGGCTCGCCCTCGGCGCTTCATACGCTGAACTGGGACACCACCCCTTGGGTACTTTCGTTCTCCGCAGGTAACTTCTATTTCCGGCAGGGCAACTACGCCAAGCAGGACATAGGGGACAACGTAACGAACCCCCGCCCTTCGATCGTCAACCGTTATGTGCGGGATGTGTTCTTCTTCAGGAACCGCATAGGGTTCATCACGCAGTCAACCGTGGTGATGAGCCAGCCGCTGATCTACACCTCTCAGGCCACCAACGTACCGTTGATCAACCTTTATCGGAAGACCAGTTTGGCTGTGTCCGCTGATGATGTGATTGATGTCTCTGTGTCGCACCCTAAGGCTCCCACGCTTCACGCTGCGGGTGTTTACAACAAGGCCCTGATGATCTTCGGGGACACGGTGCAGTTCCAAGCGTTTGCACAGGGCGACGTTCTGTCCCCTTCCACGTTCGGTCTTACCCCCACACTGGAGTTCGACTGCTCTTCAACGATCCGACCGATCGGCCTTGGTCCCAAGATGTACTTCGCACAGCCCTCAACGGCTGGTGCAAGGATCAGAGAACTGTACGTCACCCGTGACAAGGTGTCTCTTGATGCTGTTGACGTTACTGCTCAGTGTCCTACCTATGTGTCCCCTAACATCTTCCAAGGTGCTAGTTCAGCTTCCGAGAACATCTTGGTGTTCGCTACCAAGACTTACAGCGCCGCTGTAGGGACTGCAACGAACGTCAATGGAAATGCCCTCTTCCTTTATCGCCCCTCGTTTGATGGTGATGGGCAACGTACACAGTCCGCTTGGACAAGGTACACGCTGAATCGCGCTGAGAATGACGCGGTGGTGGGCATGGGGTTTTCTCAGGCAACGCTCTACTTAATCATCTCTCGGACTTCAGGGTTGTTCTTGGAGACCATTGACTGGGTGACGCCAGCAGCGGCCATCAGTGGGATTGGCAACAAGCCGTATAACACTGGCATTCTCGGCTCGATCCCTATCTGGGTCAGTCTCGATCGCGCTGTCACTTACGCTGTTGGGACCGGAACATACAGCACCATCACAGGTAGGACCACTTGGACATCAGCGTACACGTTGTCCGGGATGACCCCCGGCTATCAGATGAAAGGTGTGGTTATCGATACCCCCGGCCCCACGGACCCGCAGATGGAAGGCATCGTTGCGGCTGTCACGGTGGATTCCTCAACCCAGTTCTCGGTGCTTGGGGACTTCACGGCTCAGACATTCACCGTAGGCCTTCAAGTGTCGGCCCAAGTGATGATGCCGAGGATTCAGCTTCTGGGTAAAGGTGGTCCCAACATTGGTGGGCAGCTACGAATAAAGACGCTTGAGTTCAGTATGCGCGACAGCGGTCCTTTCCAAGTCCTTCCCCTTGCAGCCAATCAGTCCCCTCACGGGGCCGTTGTCGGGGGCTATGGGATTGGTTCTACTTTGATCGGAGCAGCCATCGCGTACACAGGCCGTGGGCGTGTATCCGTCAACGGCAGCGCCGAAAAGACCTCGTTCCTCATCTATAACACCACACCTATCCGAGTCCAGATCACAGGGATCACTTGGGAAGGCGAGTGGTTCCAACGCACTAAGAGGGTGTAACCATGTTCGGAGCATTACTCGGGGCTGTTGGTGGGATGTTCCAAGCTAACCAGCAAGCCAAACAAGCCAAGGCGGGACAGGCAGCAATCAGGACCGCCGTTGGCAGGGACAATGAGTCCTTTGGTCGAATGACAGACCAGCTTGCCGCTCAGAGCCGACAGAAGATCGGCGCGAGGGCTATGGAAGCCATGAAACATGCAGGCTCACTCAACGCCTCGCTGTCTGACTTAGGGGTGACTGGCAACAGCCACAATCTCCTTCGTCGGCAGATCATGGCTGACATGGGCGTCGATCAGCAGACCATCATGACTAACTCGGCTAACGCACTACAGCAGGCGCAGAGTGAGTTCGTGTCGCGTATTGGTCAGTACCAGTCGCAATCCAATCAGATTAAGAGTTCGATGCCCAGCCCCATGGGTGGCTTCATGTCGAACCTTGCCGGTTCATTTAGTTCCAATCCCAATGCCATGACTACAGCGGATGCGTTCGGGAAGATTGGTGGGTTGTTCAACTTTGGCACTTCGCCAGCAGCTAAGGCTGTTGTGGACGGGATTGCCCCTATCTAACTTAAAGGAAGAAACCCATGGCGGGTTATGAGTCTGGTCCACGAGTGGGCCTTGAAGTCGCAGCCCGTCCGGTTGCAAGCACTGTCACCCCAGCTAACAACAGCGCCGAGATCGATTCGTTCGTGAAGGGCCTTAGCTCCCTCAACTCGGCCCTGCAAGAAGACTTCCAGTACACGCGCAAGCAGGACTTGGAAGCTGGGCATACAGCAGCAACAAATCAAGAAGCTCTCCCCAACGGGTCCAATCGGTCATTCACCGAGGGCTACCTGACGGGGCAGGGACAAGCAGCGGCTATCAAGGATGCCGCAGAACTGAAGCAGAAGATTCTTGTCGAAGCGCCTGACAATCCTCAGTTGGCGCAGCAGATGACGAAGGACTTCTATGACTCAAAGATGCAGGGCAATACGATCCCTGACTATGCCAAAGGCTACAAGGCAGTCTTCGCCAAGGAGTCCATGCAGCTTCAAGCTGCCGTCAATGAAAACAGCGCAAAGCAGGTTGTTGCTGCAAACGATGAGGCTGCTTCCACCAGAATCCAATACGCGATCTCAACAACTTCCGGTTCACTCACACCGGCTAATGTTCGCTCGGTGGTGCATGATCAGATCAATCAAATTGCTGCCGATCATCACCTGACCAATCAGCGAAAAGAACAACTGACGATCCTTGCCCTTCAGGAACTGGCTGCTGCCGGTAACAAGGAAGCACTGGACCTGATCCTGCACTCCGATCGTACCGACAGTAAGACTGGGGGTATCTTCCCGTCCCTCGCATCAAACCCAAATAACCTAGGGCACGTCAATGCGCTGAAGAATCAGGCGAAGGCTGTAGACCTGAATATCCGCAAGCAGGAACTGGACGACAAGATCACGCCTTTCTACAGAGCCGCTTCAGACGGGATGCTGGACCCCGCTGGCTGGAAGGCCCTCACAGAGGACCCCCGGTACAAGGACCTCCTATCTGCTCCTACGATCGTTGGGATCGAGAACGCCAACAAGGCAGCAATCCACCGTAAGGAAGCTGAAGCTGCTGTGCTGGCCCGTATGGCTGAGAGTGCAAAGCAGCGTGACCTTGTGAACACCGCAGCAGGAACCGCAATGGCTTCTGGAAGGGCTGACCTGTTGACCCCTCAGCAGATTGCCGCCCCCTCTGGAAACGGATCGACAACCATCTCGGTGGATGATCAGGTGGAGGCTGGCCGTCAGATTTGGGTGAAGGCTAACCCTGATGCCACCCCGACACAGGTCATCCAGTTCGCTTCCAACAACGTCATGCCCAACGGTAAGACGGTTGCTATGCCTGAACTACTGAACCCTCTCAGGTTTCTCACAGGTGCTGGCATCGCTTCTGCAAAGAGTGCTGTTGATCCTAAGACGGGCGAGAAGCTCCCCTTGGCGGTTCGTGATTTAGACCCCCGGTCCATGCAGGCACTCCAGATGTACAGGGCAATCCCGGTAGATCAGCGTGGATATCTGAAGGAGCATATGGGGGAAGCCAAGATGGAGATTCTGGACAACCTTGACATTGGAATCAACGCAGGTCTCACTCCTGTAGAGGCTGCATCTTATGCTCAAGATATCGCTACTGGTGGCGTCACGATCGAAGACAAGACGAAGTTCCGCAAGGCGGTCCAAGCTGCGTCTGATGATGCTGTCTCTGGTGGGTTTGCAAAGTGGATTCCGTTCAACGACGTTACCAGCGGTAAGGGGAACGTGACGGCTGTGCGGGAGCGGACTAAGTCTGTCGCTACGCTGCTGATGATGTCTGGTCGGTTCACTGAGCCAGAGGACGCTGTAGCAGAAGCAACGAAGATTCTCGCACCGCAGGTGTTCACCACCTCTGGATCGGCGTTCTTCAAAGGCGACCTCCCTGCCCTTCCTAAGACCTTCTCGGGGCATGAGCAGGGGATGCGGATTCTGTTCAAGGACGCGGTGAAGAACCAGCAGGACAAGACCTTGGGCGACTCCGACCTGACCGCTGATTACTACAAGGGTCAGTGGTTCATCAAGCGCAGGGACGGGCGCACTCCGGTCTACACAGAAAACGGCGATCAACTGATCTACACGAACAGCCAGATCGCTTCCCTTTGGAAGAACGCCGATCAGTCAATCGTCGAAGCGACCAAGACTGAGAGCAAACGTAAAGAAGCAGAAACGAAAAGCGCAGCCGAGGCTCGCGCCAAACTTGATAAGCAGCAACCTTGGAACATCGCCAGAGGATTGCGCTGATCAACTAACCAACCCACATACCGAGTAGGAACGTATGAGCAAAGAGTTCATCGATATGCTGCGACCCGCTGCTGAGGCAGCTTCGCGCACCACAGGAATCCCGGCTGAGTTCATCCTTGGACAGGCCGCGCATGAGACCGCATGGGGCAAGAGCCTTCCAAAGAAAGCGGATGGCAGCACCTCATTCAACCTATTCGGTATTAAGGCTGGCTCCAATTGGAAGGGCGAGTCAACGAACACGATGACCCATGAGTTCATCAACGGCAAGCGGGTCGATATGCCTGACAAGTTCCGGGCATACGGCTCCTATGAAGAGTCGATGACTGATTGGGCAAACCTCATCAAGCGCCGCTTCCCGGCTGCTATCGGGGCCACTGACGGTACTTCCTTTGGCACGGCCCTTCAGCAGCAAGGGTACGCAACTGACCCCCAGTACGGCCCCAAGATGGGCGCTATGGTCAAGTCGGTGCAGAAGTTCATGGGTTCCTCTTCAGGCCCCACACCACCCCCTGCATCCCCTGTTCCGGTAGCCGCACCGCAGCCTGAAGGTCTCCCCAAGGTGGAGTTCCCTGAGCAGGGTGTGGGTGCTGCCCCAATCAGCAAGATGCGGGCTGCGGAAGATGCGAACAAGAAGACCATGCTGGAGGGGATTGCCAACATCCCTCAAGCATTCGCCCTTGAGAACCGCAACAGCAACTGGTGGTTGAACAGGATTGATGATGAGTACCTCAAGCCCACTCAGGCAGAGGCCGGATGGCAGGACAATCCGATCGTCGCCCGTGAACTGGCCAACATCCCTCAAGCGAACCACGCCTTCTTGATGGACGGCACGATTTCGACTGACCATTTTGTGACCAAGCTGGATCGCTATCGGCAGGCTAGAAAGCGTCAGGAAGAACTCGACACATTAGGTGGCTGGTCCAAGATCGGCTCCTTCGCGGCCTCTGTCGCGGGTGACCCTACTACCCTTCTGTACGCTGTTCCGGGTATCGGTGAACTGGCAATGGTCTCCAAGACCTCCAGAATCGCCAATGCGGCTGCGACAGCGGCTGGATGGGGTGCGAGTGCAGCAGGCTTCGCTGCGACCAACAAGGCCCCTCTACAGACCGCTGAGGACGTAGTGGCCGCTGGTGCGTTCGGTGCGTTCCTTGGTGCAGGCTTTGGCGGTCTCACCAATCCTGTCCGCAGGCAAATGCTCCGAGAGGCTGGCAGGGATCTGGAGGGTAGGCCCACCACCACCGGCCCCCACGACAAGGAGATCGAGAAGGCTGTCGGAGATCAGGGTGTCCTGCGCCTCGGCTGGAATGGGAAGTTCGATCAGATCAACCTCCCCTTTGAAGGCTGGAACGGGACACGCTTCTCTACCCGTGAGCAGTGGATCGAGCATCTCCGTGGGATTGATGAGCGGATCAAGAATGGCAGTAAGCCGGTCGATCCTGTCGAACCTCCTAAGCCTGATGGTTCCGCTACTGGGACCGGAACGGTTGATCCCACAACGGGCGTGTACGGGGTTCACCGCGACAACCACTTTGGGTCGGCAATCGAGCAGTACGTCGGAAAGATCCTCAAGGGCGCACACACACTTTTCGAGAATGGCGCACCTCTGGAGAAAGTTCGGGAGGGATTTGCTCAGGCATTCAGGTATGACGCTAATGGTGTCATCACCGGGGTCAACGCCGCGCCCGTTGTCAAGCGCCTAACAGGGTTGACCGGAAAGGAGATGATCGAACTGGGCGGTGATGTCAGCATCCTTCATCGCTATGGCCTCCGCACTAAGCAGGACGTAGAGGCCGCTGTAGGGGCCTATGTATCGTCCCGTGCAGGCAAGGCGGTTCAGGCTGAGGACGAACTGTGGGCATTCCGTAGGGGCATGGCTCCCATGAAAGCCTCTAAGGTCCTCGATGCGCTGATCAGCGGGCACTTGGGGAAACTGTACGATGTCCACCCGAGTTTCCAAGGGTTGGCTAAACGCATCCGCTCCTTGGGCGATCGGATGAACGATGTCGAGATTCATCTCTTCGACGATGCGAACAAGCTGGACGTGGGAGGCTCTTCATCGCCGCACTACGATTTCGCCAACAACCGCATCATGATGCCCATGCTGCACAAGGACGACGCTTCGATCCTTCTGCATGAGATTGCCCATGCCCAGACGTGGCACAAGATATGGCAGTGGTCCAACAACCCCGGTATGTACCCTGAGGGCGGGAAGCTGTACAAGCAACTGGATGAACTGCGGAAGGCTGTACTCCCCCACTGGGAGAAGTATCTGAAGTCCAAGGGGGTCCATGACCTTAATCCCCAC